GGCAAAAACTTTTCGATGACTGGCAACAGTGCAGCACCGATTGATTCTTTTGTCTCAGAAATGCTGAGTGCGAGGCGTTCCATTTTGCCTTGCGCTGTGTTTGCGCTGGTGGCTGCAGCGCCGCCAAATGTCGTGGACATTTTCGCCATGACCTCATCGAGTGATGCGCCATCCTTGATCATGTCGCGCAGCTCTGGTGACAGTTTTTGCAGAGCTTTGAGGTTGCCGCCATAGGCCTTAGCAAGCGCATCTGAAACGCTGCCCAAATCCTTTCCGGTGGCGGCTGAAATGTCCATCGCCAATTTGGCAGCCTTTTGGGATTCCGCGACTGATCCAGTAGCTCTGGCGAGCGAGGCCATCGCAGGCCTCAAATCGTCATCGGCAATTCCGAGCGTTTCGCCCATTGCGGAAATGAAATCCTCATTTGCCTTGATGGCTGCGTCTGTTGCGCCGGTGGAGGTTTTCAGTGTGCGTGCGAGCTCCTCCTGCGCTTTTGCATCCTCCATTGCACCTTTAGCTGCATCGAATGCCGCCACGCCTAATGCGCCTACTGCAGCTGCCGCTGGGAGCATCGCCTTTTTGAGTGCGAACGCAGTTTTTGCGCCTGCGCCCTCCAGATTGGAAAATTCTTTGATTGCGCCCTGTACGCCTGAATTGTCAAATTGCGAAACCAGAGGAATGATGATTGCCATGATTAGTTGTCTTTCAGAATGCGTGTGATTTCAGTTTGCACCTTTTTGACAGTCACCTCAATGTTTGCTGAAACTTCCTCAGAATGTTTTTCAGCGTTAGGCCACATCACGCGTGATGGTGATCCATAGCGTTGCTGGAGGTTTGCGATAAGCGCCTCGCCGCGTGGTGTTTTCCCGGTGCCTTTGCCTGCCATGTCAAAAATGCTCATGCCTGCGCTCATGGCTCGAATCTTGACAACTCCGACTGGTTCGCCTTTGCCACCGTTTGGCATGCTGCGCCCGCGTGGCCTGCGCGTGTCAATTTTTACGCGGATGTTTTTGGATTCGTTCTTTTTCCATTGGGTGCGTGAACGATTAGCGAAACCAGATAGGGGAGGCTGTGCCGGCACATCAGCCCGCATTGCATCCACCATCGGTGATGCTGCGCGCTCGAAATCTTTTGTGATTTCGCGGCGCAGTGCTTTATCGATTTTGTTGATTTCTTTCAGTGCCTCGCGTAATCCGGACACTTCGAGCATCTCGATATTTGCGCTCATTGTTTGTCTCTTTCAGACAGCACCTCAAGGATCGTGAGGAACATTGATGCATCCTTTTGCAGCTCGCTGGGAGGAATACCTGTGGCCACTGCTGCCTCAGCTACTCGCCTGCCCCAGCTGCCGCGTGCGTAGGGTTTGCATCGTCACCATCGACCTCAAATGTCGTGACTGTTTTACAGAAACGCTCAAAATCGGGCACAGTGATTTCCGCATCGCGTAGCGCAATCCATGCGATGAGGTACATGTCCTCAATGCCCACGCCGAGCTCCTGTATTTTGGAAAACTTTTGTTTTGTTTTCCGTTCCCACTGAATAATTGTCCAGCCGTTAGAGGATGCAGATTTCTTGCCATCTCCCCAATCGACTGTGAATGTCTTGTCAATCACAGCCGCGCCCTAACTAGCTAAATGTCTCAGTAATGCTGCCGTTCACCGGGAACGAAACAGAGATGGTTTGTGCTGCGTCTGCTGATCCACCTACGGAGGGGAACACTGGCACGACTGATCCGCTGAACGATGCGCCGGTGGCGGCAAGCATTGTGAATGTCACATTTGTGCCGGTTTCTGCTGCGCTCCAGAGTGATTCACAAACTGAGCTGGTAGCGCCCCAGTCTGCGACTAACTCCACATCGAGTGTCCATGTTGGGATGCCTTTGGCGGCATACGCACCGGAGAATGTCACGCCGGTGATGGGGTTCTCTGATGGGGTGAGCATCGAGCTGGTGCATTGGTCTGTGTATTGCACAGAGTTGATGGTGAGAGTGATGGATTTTCCGGTCACTACTTGTGCTGTTGCCATGTTTGGCTCCTTATCTGGTAACTGTCATTACGACTGTGATTTCGTATCCGGGCAATTCTTGCCCGCCGATGGCGTAGGACACTGGTCTGCCTCCATCGACTTGCGGAACATTCTGGATGATTGTGTCTGCTGTCTCCAGCAGTGCCTGTACCGCATCAGCGTTGCCCGGTGGCGCAAGCAATGCGGTTACGGGGTAACTGAGCTCGTAGAGGCTGGTATTACGCACCACGACTGTAGGAGGGTCGATGATGACGACTCCGGGTCGCGCGTTGCGTGAGTCTGTGGTGACGACTAGCGATGCATCCTCTAGGAAATCCACCAGCAGGCCTGTGGCATCGTTTAAGAGCCCCATTAGGCCACCTGTGGCCTATTGCATCCCCATAGGCGCAGAATCTGCCCCATAGAGCCGCCTACTGGCGCTGTGGTGAAATCGTTAAAGCTTTGATATGAGTCCATCGACCCGCGTTCGCGGTACAGAGCTGCTGCGTACATCACTGTTCCGAGCGTCACATCTGCACCGGGCGATGTGGTCAATGAGTCCTGATATCCCGCAGCTTTACGCCGGCGGTACGCGACAGCGTTTCCAGCTGTCACGCAATCAGTAACGAATGCTGTGTCATTTGCGGATGCTGGAGATACTCCGAGCCAGTCGAGCACATCCTGCGCGACAATCCATGTGCACACTGGCGTATAGGCCACTGTGCCATCGCATGCCTCGCGCTGTAGATCATCACCGTTGTGCTCATAGATGACCTGATTCAGTATTGGCATCTGATAGTCGAAAACTAGATCGCCGTACTCGTCAATGTCCACCAGCAGATATGGCTCTGTGGAAATGACTGTGAATGTGCCATCGAAATTCGCATGCACATTTGCAACAGTTATGCTGCCGCCGGTTGCGATCTGGTTATCGGTAAGAGTTTGCAGCACGCACACATTGCTGATGCGCTGTCTGTGTGTGACTGTGTATGTCGCCATGCTGCAAACTCCCCGATGCCGTGTCGTGAATTAGGCCTGTGTGATCTTGTAGGTCTTTGTCGCGTCAATCGTGGTGGTAGCGAAATAGCCACGAATTGCGAGTGTGCGACCCAGCACTGATGGCTGTTCGATGCTGATGAGTCCGCGCTGATCTTCGTAAATCTCGAATCCAGCTTTTGTGCGTGGGTTCGCTACTGCGAGGATGCATGTCTTTGCGGCGAAATTCTTATCTGCAACCAAACGGAGGCCGAGAATGTTTCCGACTGTGCCGGTGGCATTCATGGTGCCGGGTGCGTTGGTTGGGTTCAGTGTGCTGAACAGTGGTCGGCCTGTCGTGTCGTAGAGCGAGCCGAGCTGCTGCCAAACATCCATCGACACTGCAAGAGCGTCTGGGAAAACATTTGACGATGCAGCAATGGTCTTAGCGCCTGCGTAGATAGCTGCGACAACTGCGTCTGGGTCGGTGAAATCGACATTTGCAGCTGATGCTTGCGTGACTCCTGCGAGCAACTGATCTGCTGCGTAGTTGTCGGTGGCATCTGCGTATTGACCCACAAAATCTTGCAGAACAACATTGATTGCTGCAGGGTCTGACCAGTCGATGACCTGTTCTGAGAGGGTTTGCTGTCCAGCGAATGTGAGCTTGCTGACGACCTTGTCCTCCACTACTTGCGTGGTTGCAGATACAGCTGTGAGCTGTGTCGATTGCTGGCCTACTGACAAGTGAGTGTCGATGTAGGGGCGAATGAAAGTGGCACCTGATCGGGGCATCGCGCGAGCTGAAAACAGATCGACAATCGGCCTCAAGGCCACTAGTCCATCGAAAACTTCCCCGATGATGGGGGTCGGAATGATGCCCGGCACATTGCTGACGATTTGATCGCCGGCGGCGGCGCGGATTGCGTTATTCATGGTGAGGAATGAATCGCCACCAGCGACATATGCGCTGATGTATTCAGCCATTGATGGCAAACGCTGTTCGCGGCGTGGTGCAGCGAAAATTGGTTGGGTTGGGATGGATGCCTCAACAGCTGGTGCTGCTGGTGCAGGGGTTTCTACTGGTTCCACTTTTGACTCCTCGTCTTGTTTTGTGGGTTCTGGTTCTGGTTCAGCGGCTGCGACCGATGCAACGCGTGCACCCGGAAATGCTCCGAATGCCAATAGCGATAGCTCTTTCCAGCGCGCTTTTTTGATGACCATCGCACCCGACTTTTTGTCGAATGAATAATCGATGGGTTCCACACCTACAGAGACAGCGTCTAAAACACCGTCTGCTGCAAGTGTGAGTGCTTCGTCTCCCGCGCGCGTTTCGCTGATGCGTGCGGAAAACAGCATGCCCTCAGATGTATCGACACGCTCTGTGACGACTCCTAAGGGTTGCGAGAGATCGTGGTCGCGAATGAATTTTGGTGCTGCACCATCTACCGGCAATGAGCCCGGTAAAAAGCGCACCAATGTGCCATCGCTGACCACTGCGTCTGTGTTGTATTCGACTGCTACACCCTCGATGGTGCGGCGTGGCTGGCCGTTCTGATCTGCGGCGTTAATCGAATGCAGTTTCGCTGTGATTTCTAGATTCATGCAGATTCTCTTTCACTCATTGAGTCTGTGCTCATGTTCTGTTCGATGGTTTCTGCCTCATCCACAAACTCTGAAACATCGAGCCTGCAATACCGGCCACGCGGGAGCACATCATCCATGCTCAAACGCTCACTGATGCAAGTGATGTATGGAGCGCATGCGTACTTATACAGCAAATACTGCGACTCTTTCGCATTGGTGTATGTCATCGAATTGTTTGTGGGTGCACCCACCAAAAATGGCGGGATGTTTGCAATGTCTGCCAGTGAGAGCATGGCGTGCTGTCGCGCCTCTACCAGCTGCAGTTTCGATGGATCACTAGCAAACTCGACCCATTTCACTGATGAGTTAAGAGCGCCCACAGCGGACACCTTGCGTGCCTGCTGCCATGCGGATGCAAGCTCTGAAAGCTCCTCGCCTGTGAGTGGTTCTGAGTTATCAGTCTGCTGGAGGTAGCCGGCTGTGATTTCGTTAGTTGCAAAACGCATAGCGGCATCGTCTAGGCGATGAGCGATTTCCATCGCGCGCCATCCCATGCTCAACAGAGACTGGATAGGCGACAAAAATATGATGCAGTTTCGCGGGTCGAGCATCTGGCCTTGATAGGAAATCTCGCGCGGCATTGCTGTGATGACTTGTCCGGGCTGATCCAAAAATGAAATGCCGCTCATCGGCAGTCGCATGAATTGCGATGGCCGCCCCTCGTAATTGCGAGCTGTCACATACCACACAGCCGCCCCATGAAAAATCAGATCGTCTGTTGTCCATGCGAGCAAAAATTGGCGGGTGACTGTGGGGTCTGGGCGACTCATCCATGATTCACCGGGCAGCTGCATTTCGATGTATTCCTGCTCTGTCGCATCCCACTGCACTGCGTATTCATTGATGGGCAGAGATGACACAAGAGACACGATGAGATCACGCGCGCGACTGATCACCGGGAGAGTCATTGCCCGGTCACGACTCGTGTCGTAGTTGTAGCCGATGGTCTGTGCAAGGCCTGCAGCACCAGCTGCGGCTTTCACTGTGGCGGCACCAAATGCCGGCTGTGATGATCTGCGAAAAATTGCCATGTGATCACAGTATGACGCAGGCCTGTGTGCTATGCGAGCACCATCTCAAGAAATCTGGAGATAGAGAATTTCTGCCCCTACCTAGCGAACGCGACAGCTGCGCGTGCTCTGGGTTTTGGTGATGACGCGAGAGCTGCCGCCCAAACACAGCACCGGGCAAGCTCGATGCTGCCGGGAGAGCGTTTGCTACTGAGCACCAGCGAATGCGCCTGCACCACCGCCACCGCGCGATTCATGTGATCGTTCAGTGTGTTTTCATCGCGGTGCAGCAACCTGCCCTCTGTGATAAGTGAACGCACCAGCCCTGTGAATTTCAGTAGCTCGCCATATCCGACTGTGGTTCTGCGTTTGTCGTATCCACGCACCTGTGCATCAAGCGATGGTGTGATGGCGAGAGTGAGGCCTGTGTCCTGATCCATCGCGCGACTGATTGCCGCCACCATCTCTGCGAGTGTGTCCACGACAAATTCGACATGGACATGCACGATGCCGCCACTGTCCACCGATGCTCGGATGCCGCAATAGCGGGAATCATCGAGGCTGGAGTCCACAGCGAGAAATCCTCCAGCTGGTAGATCACCCTCACCGATGCATGCATCCCATACGCCCGGAGCGAGGAATCCATTTTCTGTGCTCACCCATGTGTTCAGTGATGCCCGCATGAATGCGGCGAGGTTGCCATCTTTTGACTCGTCTCGGATGGTGTCAATGTCCACCAAATATCCGAGCGCGGGGTTCGCGTATGGCCAATATGACTCATCGAAACAATCCACGCCGGGCGGGATGCTCCACTCCATGAATAGATATGAGCTGGGTGTGGCGGCATCGATTTGCCGGAGGCCTTGCTCGCGTAGTTTCAGCATCGCAGTGGATGCCTCTGTGCCGGCTGTCGAATACATAAAATGCATCGGGGTGCCTCCAGCTGTGCGGACATTGCGCGCGCGCTGGGTGGGTTTGAGTCCATGAAAGAGAACATCCTCTGAGATACCCATGATTTCATCGGAACAAATCAGATCGACACTTAAGCCGTGACCGGCTCTAGGTGTGGCGGCACGCACATACCAGCGGGAGCCATCCGGCATTTTTAATTCCATGCGGCCATATCCCCATTTGGCCTCAGCGCCGAATGACTCGATGAGCACTGGCGCGACACGCTCGAACATTTGACACGCCAGAGACAGATCATGTGCAGTCGATAGCACTGTCTGAGGTTTGCCTCGCTGCGCTGCGATGTATGTGAGCCATGTTCCAATCACAGCTGCTTCGAGTGAGCTCTTGCCCGACTGGCGAGCTGTGGAGCACAGCACCTGCCGCACTGAATACTCATTCGAGCCGGCGACCTCACAGCGGAACGCTTGCTGGACTACATACTTTTGCCAATCCAACAGCTCAAATCCCAGATGCCTTTCACTGAACATCTCCACCAGATGGCCATCTGTGTAATCTCCCGCGACCAGAGTTTCCAGTCTCGGCCTAGTCCTGCCGTATCCGGGCAAATCCTTTTGAGCATTGGGGAAATCCGTTTGGGGCATGTCTGTTTCCTCCGGTATAGACGGAAAAG